TAACTCGCCAAAGGCACGACTCTTGTTGACATATTCATCGTTATATCGTTTTACCTCATTATCAAGTATCTCTACTGGATAGATGCGGCCGTTACGATTCTTTAAGTTCGATTGAAGGAATACGCCTTCAATGAAGTATTCTTTACCTTTACCTAGTTTCTCTTCAACTAAGTATTTTACGGTCTCGGTGTGTTCTTTAATTAGTTTCATACTTAGAATCCTTTAGTTGTATGATTGTGTACCCAAACCGCAGCATCTGTACCAGCGCTAGCTGTTGTATCAGTTGTTTTACCCCATAGGATCTGCATGTTTTCAGCACCAGAGTATTCAGCAAATTGGATACGAACTGGGTAGTATTTACCTGCTGTTAATGTAGCTGAGTCAGTGTTCTTAGTATGTGTTGAGTTATTTGTATATAAATGAGCATTTGAATATGTATTATTTCCATCTAATGCATTCGTACCAAGCCAGAAGTATACATCGTCGTCAACATTCGCCCAGAAGTTATAAGTTCCAGAGCTAGGAGCTTTAAAGTAACCGACCCACTCAAGAGTGTAGTTGTTTTCTGTTGCAAGATTTTGCTGACCAAAGCCAACATATGTATCAACTTGGCCGAAGTAACTTGGTTGTGTACGACAGAATGTAACATCATTACCAGATCCAGCAGATGTACCAAAGTTTCCAACGAATTTCTTACGCCATAGACCAGCTGTCTCACTAGAGATAGATGTTAAGCTTGAACCTGGAATGTATGGTGTACCAGCTGACGTCATAGTTAATGATTGAGCAGTTTCATAAGTGCCAGATCCTGGAGCTGGTAAGTCATACAATCCAGCTGGAATTGTATTTGGAGCACCTGGGATTTCCAATGCGCCAACTTGTGTTTCGTCGTCATAAGCACCATATTTTTCATACTCAACTTTAGAGTAGAAGCCTTCTTGTTTGTGTAGTACTACCCATGTTGTAACGTTAGCACCAGAGGCACCAGCATGTGTAACAAGGATGTCTTTGTTATTTTGGCCATTTTCAGTGAAACCAAATTGATTAAGTTGTAATACTGGAGAATTCTCAGGAGCACCAGCAAATACAAGATGTCCAGTAGCACCTGTTGCACCACGTCTAAGTGATACAGAAGATCCTAATGTACCAGAACTAATTACTGTTGCAACATTAACTACAGGAGCAGCATAATCATCTGCACCAGATGCACCTAACACTTGATCTGCAGATATTAAACCAGTCAATGCCAATGATACAGTATCATTTGCCCCACTAACAGAAATTACAGTCTCTTTATTTGTATTCTTTACGATATGAGTTGCTAATGCCATTCTTATTCTCCGATTTGTTTGAGCACATCGATAAAGTTTTCTTTACTTTCTCTCATGTGCTCAATGATTTCTTGTTCGTCTTTAAATAGTTCTGTCAACTTATCTTGAGTCGACTCATTGATAGCGATGATAGTGCCATCAGCTAACTTATAATCTATCTTGCCTTCAATAAGCTTATCTAACTTATTAAGGTTTCTGATCTCTAATACGACAGGGTCTACAGTAAAAAGTTTAGAGGAAGCAAGTTCTATGTATGACTCTATTAATGTATCAGTTACTTTAATATCATGATGCTCTTTAATTATATTCGCTATCTTATTATCAGGGATATCTTCGTATAATTGTGTCTTAACTTGTTCTTCTATCGTTTTATTGTATTGCTTTGCTTTAACGTATTGTCTTGCTTCCTCTAAATCTGTAAAAGAAGTCTTCTCACCATCGATAAGGATCTTACCGTTGGATGCCTGCTCGATCATATGACCATATGAATGGACACGAGCAGTAGTGCCATTTAAGGCCTTAAGAAAACTCCCGTAGTACATTATACTGGATTATCCTTTGTATATGTCTTAGGTCCACCTGGTTCCTGGTCACCAAACACACCCTCTTTTTTAATCTTTTTCTTTGCCTCATAAGCAATGTTAACTTTCATTGCATCAGGTTTTGATCCATTTGGTTCTGCTTTAAGGTCGTCCATAGAACAAGATGGGTTGTAAGCAGACTCTTTTTTACAACCGCACTTTGCAGCGGCTTCTAATAAGTCTGCATCAAGACCTAGATCTGATACGTTCATCTTGCTAAGTGGATTAAACATTAACTAGCTACCGAGTTATATGTGTTAGCTTTACCTTGTTGGTAAGCAGCTTTAGTAGCACCAGGTAATGCAGCAATTGCACCAGCTGTTTTAGCTACTGTACCTACAGCTTGACCACCTAATTCAGCAGTACCTTTACCAGCATCTTTTAATTCATTACCAACTCTAGCAACACCTTTTACGATCTTACCAGTGATTGTGCCAGCTTCATCGATCTGTTCTACTTCTTCTTCGATCTCTTCAGCTTCTTCAGAAACTTCTTCTTCAGCAGTTTCTTCAGCTGCTTGTTCTGTTGCAAACATGCCTTGAGCTACAGATACTCGTAAGTCTTCTAATCTAGTAGAGATACGATTAGCCATCTCAGCTTGAAATGCTGCATCGATAGTCTGTGAATCACCAGAATCGATTGCTTTGATTAAGTCTTGTACGCCTTGTGTCATTTAACTTCTCCTTTAGGTTTATTCTGAGGAGTCGGTGGTGGCAATCCTGGTGGGTTTGGACCTGCGCCCATTCCTCCGTCGACTGGCATCCCGCCCTGCATAGTCATCATGGCTTGCATCTGTTCTTGCTCTGCATCCATTTGTTTTTGTATCTCTTCAACATCTTCTTCAGACTGCTTGAGAACATGTCTCTTAACGTACTCTATACTATAGAATGTGCCAATATATGGCTGCATCATGTTTAGTACGTTGATCCTATTAGTAAGGATCTCTGAATCTTTTAACTCTGCGAAGTGGTTATCTTCTTGGAAGTCAAATCTAATGTCTTGAGAGATTTGATCCCACTCGTCAGGTCTAATAATCTGTTTAGCAACTAGTTGTACTCTTAATGCTTCAGAAAATAACGCAGAGAACTTACGTCTAATACGTTCAATGAACTTATTGAACTTGACTTCGTCTCTTGTTATCTCGTTTGATCTGCCAATACTGAAGCCTTGATCTGGCTTCATCCTTGATACAGGCACATTCAAGCACTGATACAACTTGTTTTGGAAATAATTGATGTCTTCGATTTGACCGAGGTTCTGACCGCCGTTCAAGGTAGTGATTTCAGTACCTTTTCCACCTTCTCGTCGAGGCATCCAAAAGTCTTCCATCATAGAGAGGTGTTTACGGTCGTCTCTGATCTCGCCAGTATTGGCATCGTAGACAACTTTATTTCTATACTTATTCATGATATCATTGACGTATTGCTCAGCTTTAAGCTTTGGCAAGTTACCTACGTCAATGTAAAATATACGTCTTTCAGGTGCTCGCGATACACGGTAGATTACCAATGCATCTTCGATCATCTTCAATTGGTTTACGGGTTTGATCGCTTTATGTAGATACCCTAACATAGTGTTAGAGTTCTGATCGATCAAGCCTGAAGGACAATAGATTACCGAATCAATCGATAACTTAACGCCTTGACTTGTATTCTCGTTGATACCCTTATCATTATAGATATAGAACTCTTCTATACCAACAACGACGTCAATACCTTTATCGTTCTTGCCTTTTTTGATATTCTTGATACGTCTGATCTTACGCGGATCGATGTATCTTAACTCTTGAATACCATTCTTAATGTTCTCGTTGTCAATAAGGATGTGATAGTATAGTCTACCATCCACATACCATGACCTAAATATGTCATGACCTCTGCTATCAAACTTATAGAGCTTAAGGATCTCCTCAAACTCGTCTTGTATCATCTTCTTAACAGAAGCGGATAACTTAACATCGTCTAGTACGACTTCAACGATCTGTTCATTGTTATTAGCAACGATAGCTTCGTTAATGATGTCCTCTACAGCATTGTCACAATCACCGTACTGAGATACTTCTCTGTATCGGCGGATTAAATCATTCTCGTTCTTGATAACACCTTCAAGGTCGACAGTCATGCCATAATAGGCAGCTGCAGCTCCAAGTGTAGATATTATCGTTGAGCCGTCATCCGGCGCAGGGGTTACAACTTCTGTGCCCTGCGCACGTTTGACTTTTTTCTTTGCTATCTCGAATCCAAAGATTTCCATAATATACCTTACTTAATTATAAAATACCAACTAAACGTTGATAGGGAACGTACCAATCGGAGTATTAACTGCAACAGATACTCCAAAGTTCGATCCGTCTGTACTTGTATCAGAAGTCCAATAGTTGTAAGTGAAACTTACATCAAAAATTTCCATTGTGTTAACTGTATCATAGTCAACAACGATAGCACCAATCTCTGTTGGGTATGCATCATGGAACTTATAGGTCTTAACTATAGAACCATTACGATCTAATTGATGCACTCTTAAGTCCACTTGATAGTCTCGTGGGTTTGTACGACCATTTGTTTGACTATGGTTTTGTACACCGTCTGACCATTTTTCCATCGCATTACGGATGCCAAATGTTGTATCGTTGTAGATTGCCACTGTCCATGGAGCAAAAGTTCTTTCACCAGCAAAGTTAACAGCACGACCGCGATATTGGATAGGCATGTTATCTATTGTAGAAGCTGGCAATGCAGCAGCTTTACATAAGAATTGTGACTGTAGACCAATAGCAGTACCACCGGAAACGTATGAAGGGAATGTTAACTCTACGCTAAACTGATTGGGACGAGCTCCGCCACCGATCAGTTGGGCTTTAAAATCGCTAATATTTGCCATAGTTTATCCTTTGTTTTTTCTCTCTATTATTTATATGCTATGCACCGATTTCAGTAAAAGAAACTGAAGATCTTGCAGCAATGAAGTTTAATGTAATGAAGTTAATCGAACGATTAGGTTTGATATAGATATCAGCAATGAATTCATTGCGATCAATAACTTCTCCTGTATTGTTTGTATCATCACATTTAACTCTGAAGTCAGTAACACCTCTACGACCTTGAACATCTCTTAAGAACGGTTCTACTAAGTTCTTAAATTGTGCTCTTGTAAAGCTGTCATTGAACTCAAATAATTGGTACTTAGAAGCTGTAGCAATTGCTTTTTCAAGTACAATAAAGAGGCGACGTACGTTGATACGATCAAATGCGCTTGGTTTAGCAAGCAGTGTCTTATCGCCGTAGAGAACTGTACCTTGACCAGGGAAGTTAACGACTGGGTTAACGCCTGCTTTGTAAAGGTTATCGCGTTCTGTTTTACCTGGATTGAATGCAAGTTTAACAACGTTCTTGATTTGACCACGGTTAAGACCAGCTGGTGACCACCAAGGATCATTAGTGTAGTCTGTACGTGCAGCAAGACCAGCAACGTCACCATTTAATGGAACATATCTGTACTTGTCATTGTATCTATCATACTGGTATTTGTAACCAGAATCTAATACAGCGTATGATGTACTAGGTAATGCTAAACGATAATCTGTCACAGCTGTTACTGCATCTGCTCCATTACCGATGATGATATCACCTGTTATTGTATTTTCTGGAGAAGCAAACACTACACAGTCAAGTCTAACTTCTGCGATGTTATTAATAACATATGTCGCTACTGTTGCTGAAGCTTTACCTAATGGAATCAATGAGATGTCATAGAGCTCTGCGTTAGCAAAGATGTCATATGCTGTCATTAATTGACCATCTGTAGGAGTTAAGTCATCAACACCACCTGATAATGTTTTAGTGATTGGATCTGAAAGGTCTTTAAAGCCGTTATTAGCCGCTGTAGATCCCCAAGCTACGCCTGAAGTGCCTTGACCATTAACTGAAGTAGCTACTGTTGTAGTATGATCCATCCACCAAATATATCTAGATTGTGAGTTGATCACATCTTTATAGTAGTTGTTTGTACCATCTGATTTTTTACCATCAGAAGCTTTGGATACGAATGCATATTTTTCTAATACTGTACCAGCTGTACCTGACCATAAACCATCAGAGTCGACCACGACTATATGTAGTTCATCATTTGAACCACCTACAGCAGAAGCATAAGCTGAAGTAGTAGGAGTAGAATCAAATTCTGCCGCATATTCCCAATCAGTATATGTAGTTTGGTCAGCCACAGAAACTTCTAATGAGTTACCTAAAGTACCTGGATATTTAGCAGCAAATTCACCAACAACTCCTTCTCCGTTAACATAAGAAGCTGTGTAAGAATCAAAGTTATTGATCTTTATACCTGAAGTAGTGATAGCTGAGTGAGCTGTAGCATCTGTACCTGGACCAGTAGCAATAGTTACTGAAGGAGCAGCTGTATAACCTGTACCTGGATTATCGATAACGATACTATCTACTCTGTCTGAGACTAATACTGCGTGTGCAGTAGCTCTAATACCTCCAGCAATGTTTGGTGCACCAATAGTAACTGATGGGGCTGAAGCGTATGAGTCACCTTTAATATCCATGATGATGCTAGTTACTGTACCTGTTTGGGTAACTACTGCATTTCTATGATTTTGTGTGTCTGCACGTACTGTTAATAGGTTGTTTGTATAAGCAAGGAAGTTTGCAGCTGTAAAGAATGATTGTGCATTAGCATCTGTTGGTTTGCCAAATCTTTGGACCAAAACGTTTTCAGATGAGATTGTAACAGGATCAAGTACTGGACCCCATGTGAACGCACCAGCAAAAGCACCAGCTGATGTTGAAACTGCTGGGATGATTGCTGAAAAGTCTTTTTCGACTACCGCAACTCCTGGAGATAATTGGAACGGCATTTTTGTGTTTCTCCTTAAATTAGGTTTTTATGATATAAGCTAGAGTCACCTCTATACATATATTTATAACTATTAAAAATTCAATAGGACCTGTTCGTCCTGGCTACCCCTGCCATCATCCATGAATCCGAATGGGGTCAACTCATCCTCAATCTGCTTGATACGGTTCTCATACATTAATTGCCTAATGTTTACGTTGTTTAGGTCTTTAAAGTACGGGTTTGTGGTCAACCAGCCAAATAACACCAATGTCATAACTAAGTCATCATGATAGCCTTCATCAGCCTCGTAAGAGCCTTTATTATTTTCGATAAAGGTAGATATCTCTTGTATGGTGTCAATGTCTTGAACTAAGAGTCTATTCTCTTCGATCAAGGCCTTGAAGTTCATACAACCTATCCTTTTTACTTTCTTATCAGTATTGACTCCGAGCTGTGTCTTACCACCACCGAATCCACCTGATACTACTTGTCCGTCTGTGTTTCTATTCACAAATAAGATGTTCTCATACTCCATCTCAGAGTATAGGATAGACCCTACTTGTTCAGAAGAGTTAACTTCTAGTAATACGTATGCTTGATTATATTCTGTAGCTACTTTATAAATCACTGATGGGAACAACATAGGACTAATGTTGTTGTCTCTATACTTGGCCACTTGTTTATATGGCGACTCTGTGATGTCCACGATAGAGAATGTCGAGTAGTCTCCACCCACACCCTTTGCAGTATCAGCTACTAAACAATAGCTATGATCCTTGATAGGTTTATCGTATACATCCAAACCATCCTTACTATATATGATCCTAGCTGGAGATAGTCTCCCGATCACATCTGAGCGCACCAGAGTGAGTGCAGAACCTAAGAAGGTACATAATACCTCTTGGTTATATTTCAGCTCACCCAGTTGTCTCCTTTGTGTTTCTGCCCATTTTTCATCCCTACCTGGGATTCGTGTATATGGTATGAATAGAGGTACAAAGTCATTACGTCCATTCTCTGCGTCGTTCCAAAACTTCCAAAAGTGATTATAACCCAATGGAGTAGAGCTTAGTAAGATCTTTGTCGTTTCACCAGCAGATATCGTAGGATAGACTGAAGTAAAGAAGTTTTCTGCTACGTTGTTAGGTATGATCGCTGCTTCGTCGACGTATAGCATGTTAACTGACTTACCGCGGATACCAGAAGATGTCGTTGCTGCAGTGAACACCTTTGAATTGTTCTCAAGTTCTATATCTCCCTTGTTCCATGTAGTCACGCCTTGCTGTAACCATAATGGAAGGTTCTCATACATCAATTGATACCTGTATAAGACCTCACGGGCGGCGGTGGCTTTGTTTGCCATGATCGCGACTTGTTTCGATTCCTGAAATAGGGTATACCATAAAATATATGCTGCACTAGTTGTCGTCTTACCTTGTTGACGACCTTCCATAAGGATAACTTTTCTATTGTCATGTATTATCTTCACCTTTTCCTTTTGGCAATCATATAGTTTAAAATCAATAAGACCATGATCAAGTGATATGATCTTGCAGTACGTCTCAATAAAGTAGATAGGGTCAGCAGCACACTTCACGTACTCTTTGACTTGATCTTCAGTAAAAGGGATATTAACACCAGCCGCTTTTAACTGACTATTGGCATTATAATTTTTTGACATTAGAATTGTGATTCCCAGTTCTCTGTAACTGGACCATCTATAGATGGAGCCACAGCAGTATACTTCCTGCCAGGTATAGAGACATTTGCCATAGATGTAAGGATGACTCCTTGATCAGTGACTGGACCATATATGTTTGTCTTGATAGTGAATGTTAGGGTATGTACTACAAATCTTCTTTCTTGGAAAGAACCATCATAGTTATCTTCTACAGTAATATTATTAAGTATTACAGGGATATCTTGTACTATCTCCATTTCTGGAACTGCATTGATAGATAGTGTATATTCTGGATTAAATATTGGTAAGATCTGTTCAACGATCTGCATAGCATCTTCTTGTGTCTTAGTCAACACATAGAGACTGACGTCTATGTTATATGGTGCTGGAGAGAATACTGACTTTCGAATAGGACTTTCAGCAGATAAATTATCATTACACTTGATTTGATTCATCTTATTAGTCTTACGAGACGCATCATAATGATAGCCTGTAACTTCAAATGATAGACGTGGTAAAGATGTATATGTATTATGATTAAGGTTTGGATCTGAGTCGATACGAACTAACCACTTCTCCTTTGGTGCATATGCAAGAGGTACAGCGATGGTCTGTACAACAGCTCCATCGTTACCTTGTCTGGCGATCTTGATATCAGAGAATAGACGACCAAAAGCAACGATCGTCTTTCTTACTGCACCATGATAGTAGGTTTGTCCGTTTAACATGTTATAGTGCAGCTACTCGTGTTTTAAAATCTGCAAAATCTGCAGAAGCTGAAACAACAGTTTTTAAATCAGATACTCTAATAAATTGATCTCCACCTACAGCAACTATTCTTGATGGTACTGTTAATACTCCAGATGCACCCAGTTCGGCAACATAATTATTATTAATTAATGATGTTGGAGGAGTAAGTGTATTAAAACCATTAAGTAATATCTCGCCTTGACTATCAAAGGTGATAACACTAGTAGCACCAGTCGTTCCAACAGATATCGTCACAGCGTTCTGACTAGCTGTTACAGATGAATGCCAAGTTGGTCCACTAGCACCAATAGATGATGGTGTTATACCTGCATAAACTTCAGTGAAGTTAGAGTTGATCTTTGTAAAGGCAGTCCTAAGTTGGTCGCCTGTCTTGTCGTTAGGAGCTGTTCCTATATTAATCGTTTGTTTAGCCATTATTGTGCATCCGCGGTTAGTTTAGTTGAATCTGCTCGAACGTTTGTTGAGTCAGCGTTAGCGTATATATCAGAAGGCGCTACATAATATGTCGATAGCTCACCGAAAGGGTTAGTCTCGTTAAATATGAGTCCTTCTGCTTCTTCTTTAAATTTATTATTATCACCATATGAATCTTGATTATCAAGGTTGGAAATCACAGCTTCTGCAACTGCATAGTCGCCACCACCACCAGATAGAGTTACTATAGGTGCGTGTGTATATCCAGAACCTGGCTCGTCTACCAAGATCTTGACGACTTGATTTGCTGTCAAGTTATTACCAAGGTATGCTGTAGCTGTAGCTCTATAACCAAAGAACTGTAGGGTTGCAGTACCATTAGGTGCAACGCTTACTGTATGTATAGGACCACTCACATCAGTTGTACCTGCGATAGTACATATATATCTTCGACCATCATAACATACTTCATCTCTAACATTTATAGCAGTAGATGCTACCCAATCAGGACCGATAGTTACTGTCGGTGCAGAAGTATAGTTAATACCTCGTCGAGTTACCTTAATCTCTTTTACAGTACCGTTTGGTATCTTCTCAACATCAAATGTCTTGAGAGTCTCAAATACATCAATCTCTTTAATACCTGTTTGGATGTGTTCTGATGCATATTGGAACAATTCAACTTGTAACTTATAAACATATAGCTTACCAGCTTGATAGAACGGGTCTTGATGTGTTACGAACTTGATCTCAAACAATCCACCAGTTAATGGAAAGTAAAGTAAGTCACCTTCAGCAGGACGATTAGGTAGTATTGATAGACCATGTTGTCCGATTAGTTGTTCCCACTTTCTACGAGCTACAGTCAACGTAGCGCTTTGTTCCATCATCAAACCAAACTTCTGAATGAATGCGCCTTGACCTTCAAAGCCGTTCACTGTCTCAAGGTACATCTCGATACCATACGCGTGCTTAAACTTAGATAGTCTATCTTCACCAAGGATTTCGTCTTTACCAACTAATGTACGTGGTATATAGTAAAAGTCTTGCCCATAGATGGATATAGACTCAACTATGATGTCCTCATATAATAATTGTTCGGAACGAATCCCGTTAGAGAAGTATACTGATCTAGCCAAGGAAGAACTCCAATGGTGCTGATTTGTTTAACATCTCGTCTTCTAGTTCTTTGATCTCTGTGATAGCTTCTGCGTATAACTTATCTCCATCGATAGTTACTCCTCCAGGTAATTGAATACCTTGGAATTTCTTGATGTTAGTTGCCCATTGACGTTTAAACAATGCTGTCACATAGTGTCTAAACCATGGTTCGTTCCATACTTTATTGAATACTGTTGGGTCTAATGCTCTATAGCATTCTACTAAGATGAAGTCTCCTAGTGCAAGAGCTGCATCCCAATTAACGTCTAGTGATAGTCTACCCATCATACGGTTAAATCTGTATAGAGGATACCCGTTTAATTCAAGGTTAAGTAAAGAGATGTGTGACATGACCGTCTTATAGTAGATCAATGACGTTGATGTCAAGTCATATAAGTCGTTAAGTCTTAGTTGGTACTGTAGGTCGAATAGGTTCTTTGAGCTGGATGCTGCATTAAACGGGATGACTCTTGTTATACCATATATGTAGTCTGGGATAGGAAAATATTTAAGGTCATATGTACCTAAGGTAACTCCATCTGCATGAACTACTGCAGTAGCTCCATTATTACCAGTGATGGTCTCACCTACTATAAATGCCCCAGTTGTAGTAGCATTAAATACATGATGTTGCTTTGTGTCTTCACTAGATATAGTAACATCTTTACAGACAATGATATTATTAGCCGCAGTCCTGCCATACTCTGAACATACTGAAGCTTTAGCGCCTGATGTAGATCCTGTTATAGTAGTACCTACTGGGAATGCCTCTGAATTTGTTCCTACGATCTTGATTGTTGAAGCTGTGATCTTTTGTTTGAGGTACATTCTTTCTGCACCATCAAAGTGATATTGGTTCCAATAGTCAAGAGCCTCATCGATACGCTCTTCTAATTGAGAGTCGTCTACGTTGATCTCTACTACTGGCTCACCAAGAGCTCTAAGACAATATTCGGTTAGGGTTGCTCTGCTTGTAACGGCCATTATGATATCCTAATGTAATTTAGTATTTATTATCTATTTATAATGGCTTGGAGTTAGATAATGCTTTTAGGATCTCTGCTTGTACTTCTGGGGATAGATCTTTCTTCATATGCGCATAGATGTTTTCAAGGGTAGCTTTGACTTGTACATGTTTGTCATCTTTAGGATCTGTATTTGGGACAAAGACGATGGCACACTTGATGAAGTTATCAAGGTCTTGCTCTTTATAGTAGTGTTGTACCAAGAACCATAGAGTCCAACAGTTAGTGGGATTTGTCTCAAACTCTTCCTTAAGCATCTTAGTATATAGTTCAGGCCTTGATTGTTTCTTAAAGTCTTGATCATGGATCAGATATACCATGTCATTATAGATCTCCACCTCTTGCTTTTTGTCATGGTGCTTATACCATAGGTGTTCATATATCGGCTGAGCCCATATGTAATCATGTCTTCTATGGATCTTATTAGTAGGGATAGTATGAGGAGGGCCAACGAATACTTGTTTGGTGTATAAGTCAAGTCTCGTTGTTGCTATGTTGGTTACATTAGGATTCTCTTTGATGGTCTTTTCCATCTCTTCAAGTACGTTGATAGAGAAGTATTCGTCCATGTCAGGTGATAGTGCCCATTCTACCTCATCAGGTATCATGTCAAGGTTATACATACGAGCTACATTAAACTTCCACGGAGTGAATATCTTTTGCTCGATGATTAGGTTAGGATCTAACTTAGCAGCTTCTTGCAAAGCTTCCCATGTGCCATCGGTAGATCCTGTATCTAGTAAGACTCGATAGTTAAAGTCTTTTGTATAGTAGAGCCACTTCTCAACGTACTTTAACTCATTCTTACATATAGTGTAAGCAGCAGTTATCATTTTATCCTTTTACGGAATGCAGTCTGGATACCATCATGTGTAGGTATGATCTCGATATCGTTCCAATGACATTGAATAAAGAACTCAACTGCCATGCGTGGGCTCATCTGTGCTGGCTTATAACCAGTAGAGTCTTCCCACATCCATACAGTAGTATCATCACATAAGATGACTCCACCTGGAACTAATAATTCCCAAGCTAAAACAAGATCTGTAAGTACGACAGGCGCAGTATGATCACCGTCGATGTAGATTAACTGTGCTTTGACACCACGGTTATTGAGTTCGATGAGAGCCTTATTACTGTACTCTTTCATGTACTCTATACGTGGGTCTTCACACTCTTTGATGTTATGTTCGAACCTTTTACCTACATCGCCAAGGTCTCCTGCGATATCAGGACTCGTAGTATGTGGGTCTATACCATATATCTTAAAGTCTTTATTGAGTGGAGCAAGCTGATCGTTCATCCATACAGTCGTACCGCCTTCAAACACACCAACTTCGATGTATGTTGTTGGTATACCGTATGTCTGTATTATCTCAGCTAGGTTACCTTTTACCCCACCTTTAGCATTATAATTAAAATCCCAGGTAAATTGATAAGCCATTAACTCTCCAGTCTGTCATTACGTTTAGTGGTCCTACCGTCGAGCGGTCTTGCCTTGATAGTGGTGTCTGATATCCTGTTATACGGCTTATCGTATGCATATAAACCTTGGTGTGATACGTTGAATACATCAACACGCATGAGGATATCAAGTGGTGCTAGTATACCAAACTTAATCACGTGTGATAATAAGTTCTTTGCCATCGTAGGGTCAATAGCATAAGCATGAGCTCTACAGATGAAGTGATAGTTTGGACCTTCTGATGCATGAGGAGGGATAGGCATCATTGGCCAGTTTTGATCTTTCCATTCTGACCCACCAAGGTATACTATGGTGTTATAGTTATTGATCGTAGTAAACTTCTTAAGCATGATAGCGTCATGCTCTAATATGATGATGGGCTTATCGATCACAGCACAATGTTTCCAAAGACTTATGTGAGATAGAGCACAAGCAACTTCACCTTTTGTTAGGTAATGATCTGTGACCTTAAGCATAGCCATGATAGAGTCATCTTTAGAATGTTCAGGCTCTCTTATTGGTAGACCTTGTGTTGCATCATATGCATCCCAGATCTTATATGATTGACCAACTGACTTACATGATGCAGCGCACTCAGCTGCATGCTTTTCAGATGCTTCATTACCTTTTACTGTGATGATGTATGCATCTTCAACGTCGATCTGGTTCTTAAAGAATAAATTAATCATATAGGTCCAATCAAAAAGTTTTGGTAATTCTCATGTTTACTTGTGGTCTTAATTATCTTATACTTATGTTCCTTCAACCAAGACTGGAATTCAGATAGCTTCTTGTTCCATATCTCAATGAATATAAGAGGTTGGTTTTTTATAATAGTCTTCTCAAATCCAACGAGTACGTCTATCTCCATCGTCTCCACGTCTATCTTGATTAGGTCTATCTTCTTATCTGCGAATATAGAATCACCCGTCACTACTGTGAGGGTCTGAGGAGTAGCTGTGACCTTAGTGATAAGATCCATTTGTTCTTTAGTGTGTGTCACAGGACACTCCATGAGTATCGTACCACCAAGGTTGTTCTCATCTACTTGGCATATCTCATACTTACCTTCATGGCTTCCTAGACCGATACCGAGGTAATCAAAGTTAAGCGTATGACAGTAGTTGAGTGCTGAGTTAGTGAGCATGAGTTGATATGCACGCACTAATGGTTCAATGACATATACTACGTTTGGTTTACAGTTCTTATCAAAGTAGAACGCATGGTTGCCTATGTTAGCACCCACGTCGATGATGTTCCAACCAGGTGATATGTACTTAGCTAGTAGATCGAGCTCCTCCTGCTCATAGAAGGAACCCTTTGCTAAACATTTTTGTATCAAATCTTTAGTATTATCTAGTATGAACCTCATTCGTTAGCTGGCTTTATTTCGATCTCCGTTATGGTAGCGATCTCATCATCCAGTTCTTTCTTATCAATACGGCCAGGTTTAAATACTTGGATCAATACGACCATTGATAATGCAACGTTATTGAAGTGGTTCAATGCATACGTCAACTCATCTTCGTTGATCTCACGGCGTTGGATCTTCTTCTGCCATAAATCTGTGTAGATGAACTGTGTATCAACCACTTCGATGTCGATGTCATGATCAAATGCTAGTAATGATTCAGTAGCACGACGCTTAACATTATTAAGGTTCTTTTGTTTATCGAACATACTAAAGAACTCTTTAGTTACTAAGTGTTTGTGTGTTGGGTCATCAAGAGCTGTGTCTGACCTCCAATGTGGGACTTGTACTTCCCATATTGCTCCGTGGGCAGATACACGATACATCTCTTTGATAGTAGCGACCACATCATCCATGTGTTCAATGATATCCTTAGCTACGATGTGAGTATACTCATTGTCTTTCCAAGGCCATGGAGTTATATCAAGGTCTACGATCTCATCAGGTTTAACTGAAGTTGACTTATCAACGTTGTTATAACCTTTGATCTTAGTGAGACCACAACCTAAGTTAAGCTTCTTATCTACACGATCTTCATCAGGTTGGTCGATATGTTTAAGTTTATACTTCTCTTCTAATGCTACATATAATTTTTGCCATACATCGTTCCATTTACCGTATACGGTTTGTCTAAATAAACGAACTGACTTATAGTATGGTGATGTAGTTGAGTCAGGCGCGCCATGTGTCCATGTATGATATGGTAATGCAGGAACTATGACCCATGTCTCTACACCCATTGCTGCAGCGATGTGTGCTACAGAAGTACATGAGGTGATGAGTAAGTCGAGGTTAGCTAATGCTGCCATCGTATCTTCCCATGATATCAGTATGTTCTGTAAGTCTGTGATACCTTCTGGCAATACGATAGTGTTATGATCTTTTTGGAAACTAAAGAGCTGTAGTTCTTTATAGTCTTTTAAGTTGGTGATGAAGTTCTCAGGAAACCTACGGAATTGTTGGTGTTCAAACTTAGGGTTACCTGCCCAACGGATACCTATCTTGATCTTCTTTGACTTGATGACGTCCGACCAAACTTGTACAGATTCTGGGATAGCACTTAGGTATGGACCTGATGGGAAGTCTTCATCGAACTCATGTCCAGCGATCCAACCTGAGGAGAAGCCTGGGACCCAGTAATCATGAGCTACGGTGTTTGCTTGGTTACGAAGGATGACTTTATCTACGCCTTCGATGCGTGAGAATACAGATACTAGTTCAGGAGCTGCAGCTATGTATACTGCCTTTGCCCCTTGTTTTTTGAATGATGTTGCAAACCTTGCATGGATGATCTCGTCACCATACCCGCCTTCGAGCGAGATGATGATAGATTTATCTTTGATTGAGTCAGTGTCAGGATTAAAGATAGGAGCCTGAGTCATGAGAGGTGGAGATCCATATACGTTAAGGAATCGTCCGTTCTCTAGTAGTTGACACCCTTTTTGATATTCCCCGTCTTGGATCATGAACCATCCACGATTAAAACAGTGTCTCATCCAGATATCTTGTGTGGTTTTACCCGATGGGTCTTTGATCTCTTTTGGGCCGATGGCTTCGAGCTTGTCTGAAAGTACACGTGCTTCTGCATGTCTACCTTCAAGTTGCCACTCCAGCATCTGATCAATCTCATGTTTCATACTTGCTCCTTTGTTGAATACTATATTATTATATAATAAAGCATAATTAAATTACAATTATTTTTGTATTTATACTACTTCCTTAAAGCACCAGCATGAGATGTTCCAGCTGAGACTGCTACCCAACTACTTGTGCCAACTTGTACTGGACTTGATAACACAGGAGTATATACGTTTTGACCAAGTTGACCTGATGTATTAGCTCCCCATGTATATAGATTGCCAGCAGTATTAATACCCATAGAGAAGTTTGTACCAGCTGATACTGATGACCAACTTAATGCACCTATCTGTATTGGACTTGATGTAGTCGTTGTAAGACCACCATATCCTGTACCTATTTGAACTGGTGATGAACGGTGTAAATGAGCAATATCTCCTAATTGGCCATTGGTTGCATCACCCCATGTCCATAAGTTTTGTTGTACGTCTATAGCTGCAGAGTCTATTGAATTTGTATATACCATTGACCATGAACCAGTACCTAATTGGGTTGGAGAAAGTACCGTAGATCCAACAGTACCAAGACCTAATACTCCTCTAGAATCATTGCCCCATACCCATAAAGTACTATCAGATCTTAATGCCATAACGTTTGTTTGACCTGCTATTACTTTACTCCATGCTCCGCCTATCTGAACTGGGGATGAACGCGCCGCTGTATCACCCTGACTTAACTCACCGTATGTATTATTACCCCATGCCCATAAGGTATTATCTGTCTTGATACCAAATATCTTAGATAAACCAGTTGATACAGTTGCCCATGAGTCTGATCCAACTTGTACTGGTGAAGATCTATAGTATGTAGTTAATACAGCAACCTGGACTGGTGATGACTTAGCTACTACAGTAGAGTCACCAAGTTGACCTGATGTATTAGCTCCCCATACGTAGATAGTTTTTGTGATGCCTGTAGTTCCTAGGTAATTAAATGCAATGATACCTATGCCTCCATTACCACCAGCTTTACCACTTGTATAACCGCCACCACCACCACCACCATAGGTTCCAGCATTCCCACCAGGTTGGCCCGTACTACCAGAATAGCCGCCTCCACCACCGCCGCTTGGACCATAAGTTCCGCCCCATGAAGATATCCAATGAGTAGTACCTACTCCAGCAGCAGTGTTACTGCTAATACCTGCACCTCCTTGACCAGATCCTGTTCCAGTTCCACTATTAGGTCCAAGACCTGCAGTCCTTCCAGAAGCACTAGTACCACCGTCAGCTCCACCACCTCCACCAGATGAAGAACCTGAACCGTTACCACCATTGCCGCCTGCACCATTTGGACCAGCACTACCACCACCTCCAGCACCTGAGAAACTATTTCCAGTACCGCCATTACCACCTGAATATGCAACATCACCTATGCATGATGATGCACTACCTCCAGTTCCTCCGGTTGATCCAGACCCAAGTGAACCAGCTTTTGCTAATACACCAGTCGTAGAAGAAGTTGGAGCATTATTAGATGTGTTTAACCATGTATCTGTAGGCGTGCCGCTACCTCCAGAACCAACTTGATAGTAGAGTGTTTGACCTTTAGTTAATCCTGAGATAGAGGTTGACTTAGCATATGCTGCACCACCGCCACCACCACCTCCCCAATATGTATTACTGCCAACAACTCCGTGTGCACCACCGCCTATCGCTTCAACAGAAACAAATGATATGAAGTCTGTTGGTATAGTAAATGATCCGGTTGCAGCAGTTGCTCTTATCAAAGCAGCATTTGTACCACTTGATGTTGTTCCAGTAGGTATTGCTCCTACAAAGTTAGTATCAGATGTATTACCACCTATAGCTATACTATTAAATCCTATATTGCCTATCTGAACTGGGGATGAACGATGTGCTGTAGTACCATCGGCTGCACCAGCGGTACCTGCACCCCATGCATATAGTGTATTATCACTAGTAATACCTGCACTGTATGCTGAACCAGCTTCGATGATTGTCCATGAAGATGTACCAACCTGGGTTGGTGATGATAGTTGTTTCAATACTGTAATGCTAGCAACTTGTACAGGTGATGACCTATGTACTCTACTGTTAGCACCTAGTTGACCATTAGTATTTTGACCCCATAGAGCTAGTATAGAAGGAGTAGGTGTAACACCTCCGCCAAACGACGCTGATGGATGTGCAGCTACACTTGTTAACAGACTTGTGCCGACTTGTAATGGAGCTGATCTATGTGCTATAGTGGTGTCACCTATCTGACCATATGAGTTGTTGCCCCATGCATATGTGTTTCCACCTGATATACCTAATACATATCCGTTACCAGTCGTTACTGATGACCAAGATATTGTTGATATTGGCATATAAGTAAATGCAATAATACCTTGACTACCTACAGCAGCAGTACCTGCATTATTTCCTGCACCAGCTCCACCGCCGTATGCACCACCTGCAAATCCAGTGCCATTACTTACTGAACCACCGCCTCCACCAGAACCTGCTGTAGCACCTGAACCAGTAGTTGATGGGTATATAGAACCTGTCCAGAATGTGCCTGATCCACCTGCACTTCCAGAAACTGAACCTCCACCACCGGCTCCTCCTCCGCTAGCTCCAGCAGTTCCTGCACCATTGCCACTACCAGTGTATACACCACCCGCACCACCAGCTCCAGTAGTTCCACCACCACCACCGCCACCACCTACTGTACCACCTGTCTGACCATTACCACCTGCTCCTCCAGGACCAGCGGCACCACCACCCGCACCAACACCAGGACTATTACCATAACCACCATCACCACCGGAATATTTAGTCGTACCTACAGAGTTTGATGCTTGACCACCTGTACCACCAGCTGATGAAGTACCGTTTGCTCCAGGAGCTGCTAACACACCTTGTGTAGATAAAGTCGGAACAGAATTAGCAGCCGCGTTGAACCATGTACTGCTAGAACTATTTGCAGCAACGTTATAGTATGCTGTACCATTTGCTGCTAATCCAGTGATCGTAGTAGTCGCTGCGAATGCACCACCACCGCCTCCTCCACCACCTGGAGAACCACCTGCAATAGAATTACCACCAGCACCTATTGCTTCTACTTTTACGATCGAAGAAAAATCTGATGGGATAGTAAATGTACCAGATCCGGTAGATGTTATGAGTATAGTCTTTGCAGACGACGAAGAACCTATTTGTACAGGTGATGAACGGCTAGTCGTGTCGTTTTGACCAAGTATACCATTACTACCGCTACCCCATGCCCACAGTGTATTATCTGTCTTGATAGCTACCGTGAATGAGTTACCTGCAGATACAGTTGACCATGATGATGTACCTATCTGCACAGGAGATAGTTGTACATATTGTTGTAGACCGACTTGTGTCGGTGATGATTGAGTAACAACACTATTAAGACCTAATGCACCAAGTGTACCTATACCCCATGCATATAGTGCTTTTGTGGATGATATACCAAATGCTGTTGATGTACCAGTTGATACGCTTGTCCATGATGATGTACCTATCTGTACAGGAGATGATCTATGTACTAGATCACTTTGACCTAGTTGTCCGTTAGTATTATTACCCCACGAATATATGGATCCATTTGATAGTTTACCAAATGTGATAGCTGTACCAGCCGATACTGATGTCCATGAAGATGTACCGATCTTAGTTGGAGTCTTTAGATAATATATACCACCAATTTGGACTGGTGATGACTTAGATACGATCGTGTTATCACCTAGTTGACCTGCTGTACCAAGACCCCATGTATATAAGTAACTACTTGGCGTAATTGCCTTAAGAGCAATATTATTTGGTCCTGCATATACTGAAGACCATGATGTACTTGATGATATCTGTACAGGTGATGACCTATGGGCTGTCGTTAAGTCACCTAAGACACCATTTGTGCCAGCACCCCATATCCATAAAGAAGATGTACTATCAATAGAAGCTAGTGTTGAAGAGCTTGCAACAATACTAGCAAATGAATAATTTGTTGTTGATACATAACGTATGACTATGATACCAGATGTGCCAGTAGATGTAAAGTTATTATAATTACCACCGCCACCACCACCATAATTACCACCAGCTCCACCACTGGAGCTATAAGCGCCACCCCCACCACCTCCTGGACCATAAGTTCCACCCCATGAAGTTATATAATGAGTAGTTCCTGGAGATCCTACACCACCACTTGAACCGTTACCACCTGCTCCAGATCCGGTTCCTGTTAATCCACCAGGACCAGCACCAGCACCGCCCGTAGTACCAGATCCAGCACTACCTCCATCAGCGCCACCGCCGCCACCACCATAACTACCTGAGCTAGCAGCACCATTAGCTCCTGCACCATTTGGTCCAGCTGCGCCACCACCCCCGCCCGTAGTACTTGCTACAGCATTACTACCACCACCATCACCACCGCTATATACTGTACTTCCTATAGATGAAGCTGCTAGTCCACCAGCACCGCCAGTTCCACCTGAGTTAGGACTACCAGCTTTTGCTAATACACCTGTAGTAGAAGATGTAGGTACAGCATTAGAAGTATTCAACCATGAATCTACACCAGCACCAACTTGATAATAAACTGTTTGATTTGCTGCTAAACCGGTGATAGAAGTAGTCACTGCATATGCACCACCACCAGAACCTCCACTATTTGCACCACTGACACCTCCACCTCCACCTATAGCTTCTACAGATATCAATGATGAGAAGTCAGAAGGTATGACAGTTGAACTTCCTGATGTCAACACTACAACTTTATTAACAAAACCAGATGGTACTTGCACTGGTGATGATCTAGATGCTACGTCATTTAGACCTAGTTGACCATATGTGTTATCACCCCATACATGTAGTCTAGGTGAAATAATCTCACTACCTACTTGGACTGGAGATGAATAAACTATCTTATCACTAGTTCCTTGACCATATGTGTTTGCACCCCAGGCATATAATGCACCGTCGATAGTGATGCCCGCAGTAGTAGTATTATGCATAGATACTATACTCCAAGATCCACCAATTTGTACTGGTGAAGATCTATTTACTGCATTACTATCACCTAGTTGACCAGAATTACCATAACCCCACGTGTATAATGTATTATCAGTGAGGATACCATACATACATTCATTTAAATTATGACCGTTACCGCCTATAGTGGTCCAGCTATTAGTACCTACTTGGACTGGAGATGAACGATGTACTCTATCATTAGAGCCAAGTTGACCATTACCACCAAACCCCCATGTAAATAGTCCACTGTCAGTACGAATAGCTGCAACTGTCACACTCTGTGCAGCAACTGCAGACCATGATGATGTACCGACCTGTACAGGAGATGAACGATGTACTCTATCATTAGAGCTAAGTTGACCATATGTGTTACTTCCCCATGCCCATAGTGTGCCGCCTGCTTTGATACCAACCATCCAATTCTGATCACCACCTGCCGCAATTTTAGACCATGATCCAGCTATTTGTACTGGAGATGATCTACTAACGATAGTATTATCACCTAGTGCTCCAACACTATTGACACCCCATGTGAATAGTGCACCGTCAGTACGAATAGCCGCGGCTGTAGAACAACCAGACGCTATTTGTGACCATGATGATGTACCAACTTGTACTGGAGATGATCTTGATGCAACTGTAGAGTCACCTAGTAATCCACCGGTACCTAATCCCCATGTGAATAGACCACCGTCAGCACGAATAGCCATAATCGCACTATCACCTAAAGATGAAATTGATGTCCATGAAGATGCACCTACTTGGACTGGAGATGATCTATGTACGGTATCATTTGAGCCTAATATACCACTAGTTCCTGCACCCCATGCAAACAATGCACCATCATATCTTATTGCAAATCTAGATCCTGATGCTAATGTAGCTACTGTCGACCAATACTTGACTCCAGTTAAGGCAGCAGCGAATGAGTTACCTGCAGCTACAGTTGACCATGATGATGTACCGATCTGTGTAGGACTTAAGATCTTATAAGTTGAGTTAGCTACTTGTACAGGGGATGATCTGTGTACTACAGTATTGTCACCTAGCTGACCTGTACCATTTAATCCCCATGTGAATAGTGTATTACCAAGACCAATAGCGCCACCATTACTTACTCCAGCAGATATTGATGTCCATGAAGATGTACCTACGTGTGTTGGTGCTGATCTATTTGCAGTAGCATTAGATCCTTGTAATCCACCGGTACCAGATCCCCATGTATATAAGCCTCCATCAATAGTTAATCCAAGTACATGGTTAAGTCTTGAAGATACACTTGTCCATGATGATGAACCTACTTGTGTTGGTGATGATCTATGTACTAGATCACTTTGACCTAAATCACCAGTATTATTATAACCCATTGAGAACAATGCACCATCAGACCTTATCGCGAATGAATTTAAGTAACCAGCTGTGACTTGCGACCATGATGATGTACCGATCTGTACAGGAGATATTATACCAGAAGCGTTAGGACCAATCTGTACTGGAGATGATCGTGATGTGACTGAGTTATCACCGAGCCATCCACCTCCGTTAGTACCCCACGTAAAGAGTGTAGATCCTGTCGTGATTGCACCCATGCCAACTTGACCAACAGAAACTTGTGTAAATGATGATGTACCGATTTGGACTGGTGAAGAGCGGTGCACTCTTGAGGTTGAACCTAGTTCTCCATTAGCGTTTAATCCCCATGTATATAGCCCACCACCTGATAGTATACCAGCTACAGCATTTAGCTTTGTAGCTATTGATGTCCATGATGATGTACCAACTTGTACAGGTGATGATCTTGATGCAACTGTAGAGTCACCTAGTAATCCACCGGTACCTAATCCCCATGTGAATAGACCACCGTCTGTCCTCCTAGCTGCTGTGAATGAAGCGCCAGCGGCTACTTGTGACCATGATGAAGTACCGATCTGTATCGGTGATGCCAATAGATATGCTAATGATGTGTATAATGTAGATGCTACTTGTACAGGCGAAGACTTAGATACGATCGTGTTATCACCAAGTTGTCCACTAGTACCTAATCCCCATAGATATGCTAGACCACCTGTAGTTATAACACCAAGAGCGCCGTTGTTTGCTCCAATAGTCGTGTATGATGATGAGCCTACTTGAACTGGTGACGATCTATGTACTAGGTCATTAAGACCCAACTCACCGTTTGTATTTAGACCCCATGCAAATAGAGCACCATCATTTCTCCTTGCAAAGAATGAGTTACCATTTTTTACTGCTACCTGTGTCCATGATGAACTACCGATCTGTACAGGAGATGATGTACTCCAGAATGACGCCACCGCAGCTGCAGCACCGATCTGGACTGGAGATGATCTATGTAGGGTAGTACCATCACCAACGTTACCATTAGTGTTATTACCCCATGCCCATAGTTGAGATCCTACGATAGCTGCTACAGCAGCAGTAGTGTTATTACCCGCATCACCTGTAGATATCATTGTATATGATGATGTAGTACCTACCTGAACTGGTGAAGATCTAGCAGCAATTCCACTACCGTTATTAGAGCCTTGTTGACCTGTATTATTAGCACCCCATGTATATAATGCACCTGAAGGAGCTGCGATACCTATCGAGAATCCATTACCCGCAGCGACTTGTGACCATGATGAAGTACCTACTTGGACTGGTGATGATCTTGCTGTTACAGTATTAGAACCTAGTTCACCATTTGAATTACCGCCCCATGTCCATAGTTGAGCAACTCCAGCATTACCACCAACAAACAGGGTATGACTCAATCCTGCAGCAATAGATATTGGTCGACCAAGTGTGGGATTATTAGCTTTATATGATGATGTACCGATTTGGACTGGAGATGATCGTGATGTGACTGAGTCCACTGAACCTAACTGACCATAGGTATTACTACCCCATGTAAATATATTCCCGGAACTTACCTGCATTGCTATTACATGTGAGCCACCGACCGAAACTTGTACCCATGATGATGTACCAACTTGCACAGGAGATGATCTACTAGTTGTTACACTATTACCTAGTTGTCCATTAGTACCATAACCCCATGTATATAGTGCAAAACCTGTAGTGATAGCCGCGACGACTCCATTTCCGCCTGCTCCACCAACACTCACACACGCCCATGAAGATGCACTGATTTGACCTGGTGTAGACCTAGAAGCACTTGCATTTACGCCTAATTCACCACTATTATTATATCCCCATGTCCATAATAAACCGTTTGTTGTGATACCAGCCGCAGTGTATCCATTAGTAGAAACTTGTGACCAGCTTGAATAACCAACACCAGTTATCTGTACTGGAGAAGACTGAGAGAAAGTTGAAGTACCTGTACCATTGACGCCAGAACCACCTCCGCCCCATGTCCATAGTGTAGAGTCTGACTTGATACCAAAGCTATTACCAAGCCCACTGATAGCTATGAAGTTCCATGATGTAACTGTAATAGCAGCAGTAGAATATGTCGCATTGTCACCTAGTTGTCCGCCACCTCCGCCACCCCATGCAAATAATCTATTATTTGATATACCTATAGTAGTGCTTAATCCTGCCGCGATAGAAGACCATGATGATGTACCTATCTGCACTGGTGATGAACGATGTATAGCTGTGGTATCACCTAAGTTATAGTTTGTATTAAGTCCCCAGGCATATAGTACACCTGAAGAGTTAGTTGCATATACGCTTTGTGTTGTTGCGGCAGCGTTGGTCCATACTTGTGACCATGACGATGTACCTACTTGTACAGGTGATGAACGATGAGCAACTGCATTAGAACCTAAATGTCCTCCAGTACCAGACCCCCATGACCATAATGATCCATCACTCTTAACACCGAGTTGTGCAGATATGCCTGCAGAAACTGAAGACCATGATCCGCCAATTTGAACTGGTGATGATCGAGATACTACTGTGCCGTCTCCTAGTTGTCCAATAGAGTTAAGACCCCATGTCCAGAGTGTAGCATCAGATTTAATAGCAGCTGCAATAGATGACCCAACTGATACTGTTGTCCATGATGATGTACCTACTTGTATTGGTGATGACCTATGTACTTTTGAGGTTGAACCTAATTCTCCACTACTGTTTAAGCCCCATGTCCATAATGAACCGTCGGCTTTGATACCAGCAGATGGTGGATTATTTCCAGTTGTTGAATCACCAAGGCCAGTTTGGATTTGTGTCCATGAAAGTTGAGGTATAGCTGTGCCGACCAATGATAAATTGTCACCTAGTTGACCTTGTGAATTACCACCCCATACATATAATGATCCACCACTACGTATAGCTGTGATATGACTCTCACCAACAGATACTGATGACCATGATGATGTACCGATCTGTACTGGTGATGATGAACTTAAAAAGTTACTATTATTACCTAACTGACCGTAGGTGTTATCACCCCATGCAAATAACCCACCGTCTGAACGAATAGCCGCATACGTTGCAGTTGCAGAGCTAATACCGCCTGATACTTGTGACCATGAAGACGTACCTACTTGTACTGGAGATGAGCGAGCAGTCGCATCACTGAACGGTAATGGGTCTGTAGAGAGATTGGCACCCCATGCAAATAATCCACCGTCTGAACGGATAGCAAATGCATTTGAAACTCCAGCAAACACAGATGTCCATGAAGACGTACCAACTTGCACTGGTGATGACCTATGCACAGTATCAGTAAAGCCTAATACGCCTGCAGTATTATCTCCCCATGACCATAGTGACCCGTCTGCTTTGAGTGCTAATGCAAATTGTCCACCACCATCATTAGAACCATATGAAATCTGTGTCCATGAATATGTTGGTAAGCTTATGGTACTAGTTACCAAGTCTCCAAGTTGTCCGTTACCATTATTACCAAATCCAAACAAAGCTCCGTCAGAACGAATAGCCATCGTGTGTGTATCACCAGCCGTAACGCTTGTCCATGAAGATGCACCAATCTGCACTGGAGATGAACGATGTACATATGCAGAGCCGTCTCCTAGTTGTCCTCTATTATTAGCACCCCATGTAAATAAAGCTTTATCACTTCTTATAGCTGCAACAAAACTTGTATTAGTATAAACACTTGTCCATGAAGAAGTACCTACTTGAACCGGTGATGAATAAGTTGAAGTATCATTTAGGCCAAGAGTTCCATATGTTGCTCCACTACCCCATGCAAATAAACTACCACCACTACGTATCGCAAAAGTATATGTTGGTCCGGCAGCTATAGCTGTCCATGATGATGTACCTATTTGTACTGGTGATGATCTGTGCACATTTGTGTTATCACCTAGCTGACCCGAATCATCTGCTCCCCATGTCCATAATGAACCATCTGCTTTGAGTGCTACTATATGAGAATCACCATATGAAATCTGTGACCATGAAGTATTGATTGCAGTTGCTAAGTTATTACCAAGCTGACCAGACGTACCAAGACCCCATGTATATAGTTTTGAGCTAACTATACCTAAACTATGTTGATCGCCGAGTGATACTTGTGTCCATGAAGACGCACCAACTTGTACTGGTGAAGACTTGGATACTGTTGTACCATCTCCTAGTTGACCACTAGTATTACCGCCCCATACATATAAACTTGAATTACTTATACCACCTACATGTGATGTACCTGCATATATAGATGTCCATGATGATGTACCTATTTGGACTGGTGATGATCGAGGTGCTGTTGTGCTGTCTCCTAACTCACCATTTGTACCACCACCCCAGCTAAATAATGCTCCATCAGAACGTATAGCAAGTGATGCTGTCCCTGATGCACTACCAGCTTTTATCGCGGCTATAGCTGTCCATGATGATGTACCTATTTGGACTGGTGATGATCTGTATACACGATCTGTAAGTCCTAATTCTCCGCTAATATTATATCCCCACGCCCATAGTGATCCATCACCTTTGATAGCTAGCGTATGTGATACACCGTATGCTACTTGTGTAAATAATATGCTAGGTATAATTCCAGTATTATCACCGAGTTCACCTGTACTACCAAGACCCCATGTCCATAATGCACCATCTGTTGTTATACCGACCGCGTGTGATGAACCTGCTGCCACTGATGTCCATGATGATGTACCAACTTGAACTGGAGATGAACGATAAGAATTATCAAGACTACCATCACCAAACACACCATAAGTATTTTGACCCCATGTGAATAGTCCACCGTCAGACCTAATAGCTGCAGCAAATGGAATTGCTCCATTAGCTGCTGTATGTTGTGCAGAGGTCACTTGTGTCCAACTTGATGCACCAATTTGCACTGGTGAAGAACGATTATTCGAATCATTTAGACCTAATACACCATTATTACCACCTCCCCATGCAAACAAACCGCCATCTGATCGTATACCATATATTCTACCAATTCCACCACTACCATTACCGGACGTAGCATAAATTAATGTCCAACTTGATGCACCAATTTGCACTGGTGAAGAATAATTTGTTGTATTATTTTGACCTAATGCACCATTATTACCATTACCCCATGACCATAGTGTACCATCAGATCTGATAGCTGCAGCGAATGACCCTCCGGTAGATACAGTTGTCCAACTTGATGCACCAATTTGCACTGGTGAAGAATAATTTGTTGTATTATTTTGACCTAATGCACCAATATTACCACTACCCCATGACCATAGTGTGCCGTCTGCCTTGATACCAAAAGTAGTACTCTCAGAGGCAGCTATAGATGCCCATGATTGGAAGCTTTGATTTGCAGAGTTTGCAAGGTTATCACCAAGTTCTCCATTAACTCCAAAACCCCATGTGAATAGTGCACCATCATTTCTTACGGCAGCTACATGACTAATACCTACTGACACTGTCGTCCATGAACCAGAACCGATCTGTACAGGTGATGATCTGTTGATAGAGGTTTTATCATTTTGGCCAAGCATACCGTTGTTACCGTTACCCCATGCCCATAGTGTACCGTCTGCCTTGATACCTGCTGTGGTAGATACGCCAGCTGAGATCATTGACCATGATCCACCAACTTGTACCAGCGAAGACTTATTCACTATAGTGGTATCACCTAGTTGACCTGTAGTATTTGCACCTGTAGCATATAACGTTGAATCAATAGCTTTAACAAAAGTTGTGCCAGAACCAGAATATACCTGTGACCATGAAGACGTACCGACTTGCGTTGGTGAAGACCTTGCAGTAGTAGTTCCAGTGGCTAGTTGACCTGTAGCGTTGTTACCCCATGTTATGAGTCGTCCAGCTTGATCAATAGCTGCAACATGATCTACACCAATGCCTATACTTGTCCATGATGCTGCAGGATACGTTGTAGTATTAATGTTTAAACCTAGTTGTCCGTATGTGTCATCACCCCAACCCCATAATGTATTATTAGACTTAATAGCGAACATGTGGTTTAGACCAGTGGCTATTGCTGTCCATGATGATGTACCGATCTGTACTGGTGAAGACCTTGAAACGTTTTGATCCACTTGACCTAGTTGACCTGTTGAGTCATCTCCCCATGCAAACAATCTACCGTCTGATCTTAATGCAGCTACGTTTGATGTAAATGTAGATACAGCAGTCCATGATGAAGTACCAATTTGTGTTGGAGATGATCTGAGTGTTGTATTGCTTTGACCTAATAGTCCATTAAAGTTATAACCCCATGCATACAGCATATTATTAGATCTAATAGCTAAAGTATACTGCGCTGACGCTGAGACAGATGACCATGATGATGTACCAATCTGTATTGGTGATATAATTGGAGTAGCTAATCCAAGTAAATCATAAGGTATATTGTTTATAGCGTTCGTACCAAGTGAAGCTATAGCTGCCTCACCGTTAGTATTTGTGCCCCATGTATATATTAAACCATTAGTAGCTTTGGCCGCAGGTGTAGTTCCTGCGCCGCTATATACTTGTGACCATGATGATGTGCCTACTTGAACAGGAGATGATACTGATGCACCAGAGTTATCAACTTCGCCATTAGTGTTAACACCCCATGCAAATAACCCACCGTCTGAAAGAATAGCCCACATGTCATTTAAGTCAGCGTATGTCGTCATGACTTGTGTCCATGATGATGTACCAACTTGCACTGGTGATGAACGATTTGCAGTAGCGTTAGATCCTAACACGCCGTTGATACCAAATCCCCATGTAAATAAAGCACCATCCGATCTAACAGCTGCAGCTCCGCTTAGACCAGCAGCTATAGCTGTCCATGAAGATGTACCTACTTGAACAGGTGATGATCGATGCACAGCTGCAGCAGATCCGAGTAACCCACCTGTACCAGATCCCCATGACCATAACCCTCCAGCAGAATCTAAAGCTAAAGCATAACTTAATGTTGCAGCTACTTTTGTCCAACTTGATGTAGTACCAACTTGTACAGGTGATGAACGAGCTCCAACCGCGTTAGATCCTAAGATACCGAATATGCCTAAACCCCATGACCATAGTGATCCGTCTGTTCTGATAGCAAATAAAGAGTTTGCGCCAGAAAATACCGATGTCCAGCTTGATGTACCTACTTGGACTGGTGATGATCTATCTACACGATCGTTTAATCCTAACCCACCGTTTTGATTATATCCCCATGTAAATAACCCACCATCGCTACGAATAGCTATAGCTGTAGAAGCACCTGCAGCTACCGAAGTCCATGTTGAAGATCCAATTTGTACAGGCCAACTTCTTGATATAGAATCGTTTGTGCCTAGTGCACCACCTGTACCAAGACCCCAACCCCATAAAGATCCATCTTGTCTAATACCTAACCTGAATCCACCAGTAGTATTACCTCCACCTATACTCAGTGTTGTCCATGAATATACAGTATTTTGATAGTTATCACCTACTTGACCTACCTGATTAAAGCCCCAACCGAATAAAGCTCCATCAGAACGTACAGCCATAGTATGATCTGTACCAGTAGACACAGAAGTCCATGATGATGTGCTGATTTGTACTGGTGAAGACTTAGAAGTGTATGTTCCATCTCCTAGTTGACCACTAGCATTGCTACCCCATGCCCATAGTGTACCATCGTTCTTGATAGCCATTGAGTGTGATACACCGTTACTTATCTGTGACCAGTATGATACATCTGAGAAGTTATTACCAACTTGACCTGATGTTAAGTTACCCCATACCCATAGAGAGCCGTCTTTCTTGATACCTGCAGAGAAGTCACCTGTAGATGACACCGCTGACCATGATGAAGAACCTATTTGAACTGGAGATGAACGGTGTATAGCCGAACTATCACCAATTTGACCTACAGTATTAACGCCCCAACTAAATAATCCTCCATCTTTACGGATTGCAACTCTTACAACAAGAGTTGTATCTATAGCTCCGCCACCTAATGATGTCCAACTTGATGTACCTACTTGTACTGGAGATGATCGATGTACTAAGTCACTTAGACCTAGTTGTCCATATGTATTACCGCCCCATGCATATAGCCCTCCATCTTTAAGTATACCATAGTTACTAGTTACTTCACCAGCTATAGCAGTCCATGAAGATGTGCCTACTTGAACAGGAGATGAACGATGTGTAAGAGTTAAGCTACCAAGTTGACCTAGAGCATTACCACCCCATGTCCATAGTGAACCATCGTTCTTAAGACCTATAGAACTCGTGTATGCGATATTAACGTCTGTCCACCACGCTGGGGCGAATCCTGTTTGACCAGCGTATGATCCCCAACCATATAGAGAACCATTGGATGTTATGGCTAATGTGTGTGATGCTCCTGCAGACACAGCAGACCATGATGATGTACCTACTTGTACTGGAGATGAACGGTGTGCTGCTGTTGCACTTCCAAGTTGTCCTGAAGTATTATTACCCCATGTCCATAATGATCCATCATTAGAGATTAAGGTCATATGGCTAGCACCAATACCCATCTTTGCAGATAATCCGCCTCTATCAAATGGCCATGTACCTACTTGAAATGGTGATGATCGATGTGCAACTGTACTATCTCCTATTTGGCCATATGTATTGTCTCCCCAAACATATACATAACCAACATATGCTCCAGCATCTCCTTGTGATACATACGCAGAGTTGTTACCTCCCGCGAATACATTACGAGCATATGTTGCACTACCAAAGGTATAAAAACCTGGATTAACTAAATTAGTAGTGTATGCATTATAAGCACCAATTTGGGTTGGTGATGAACGATGTGCACCGACAACGTTTATACCTAGTTGACCATTCGTATTATTACCCCATAAAAACAATGTTCCGTCTGTCTTAATTCCTGCGGTATAACCTACTGTGCCAACACCTCCAGAAGTAATAAAACTCCATGATGACGTACCAATTTGTACAGGAGATGAACGTGATACAACAGTGCCATCACCTACTACCGAGCCAAATGCCGTAGTATTTGGCCCCCAAGCCCATAATTTATATGAAACATCTATGACAGCTGCACCAGTATACGCAGCTATTCCACCGCCGCCTCTAAAATCATAAGAAGGGATCTTATAGTTTGCTGCACCAACTTGAACTGGTGATGATCTATGTACTCTTGTATTTGAACCTAATTCACCATTAGTGTTGCTACCCCATGTAACTAATTTGTTACTAGATAAAGCAACAGTAAATGACACACCACATGCAACAGTATCAAATCCATTACTGCCAACTTGAACTGGTGATGATCTATGTACTATAGTATTATCACCTAGTTGACCAGTAGAGTTCAATCCCCAAGTAAACAATAACTGTGATGTACCTAAAGCCGCTACGTGTGACACACCTGTAGAAACAAATTTCCAACTACTGTTAGTACCAACTTGTGTTGGTGATGAACGATGGACTTGATCATTTTGGCCTAACTTACCGTATGTATTATTGCCCCATGACCAAAGCCTTCCAGTTAAATCAATAAAATTAGGAGGATTATTATTATCTTCTGTGATACCTATGGCTGTACCGCCACCAGCTGATATTATAGTCCAAATACTACTACCAACTTGAACTGGTGATGATCTATGCACTGTGTCGGCAAAACCTAATTGACCATACGTATTATCACCCCACGCCCACAAAAGTCCATTCATATCGATCGCATAACTAGAACCAAGACCGCCTGCTCCATTTCCTCCTGCTGCTACATAATACCAAGAATTAGTACCAAGTTGAACTGGTGATGATCTATGCACTGTGTTGGCAAAACCTAGTTGACCTGAAGCATTGTTACCCCATGTCCATAAAGAATAGTCAATTGTATTGATCGCAAGAGTATGTGTTCCACCAGGAGCGGTAGAGACCATTGTCCAGCTCTTATCTTGCCAACTTGTAGCATTACCTCCAAGTTGACCCTTATCTCCATATCCAAGAGTTAGTGGGATTGTTCCATATTCTTGATTTGTACCTTTTAATACTAAATGAGAATTTCCTGCAGCTACTTGAGTAAATGAAAAACTAATTGGTGTATATGCGTTTGTAACATCTAATGGAGTTACTAGTGTTGGACTACTATAATCTACACTATACCCTAATGCAGTAGTATCTCCCCATACATAGAGATTATAATCTGGACTTATGGCTGCAGTGAAGTTATTACTTGATGCTATGGATATCCATGATGAACTACCAACTTGGACTGGTGATGAACGGTGTACTAGGTCACTAAGACCCAACTCGCCATAGGTATTATCACCCCAGGAGTATAACGGTCCTGAAGATAATTGTACTGGTGATGTAGCTCCAGCTGCAGCGAGTAGCAGGTTTCTTAACATCTATAGTGTCGGCCATGTAATATTATAAGGGTCTTCTTGAGCAGTGACGTCGGCTAACGCCTGCATATATGCATCTAGTAAAGCGATATCATCTGTAGGTGTCAACTCAAGTCTTACTTGTCTTGCATACCTATTATATCTCCAGTCGGCTTCTGCCATGAGTAAGTCTCTTTGAGCTCTTACTGCGACCCAAGCTTCTGCTAATAGTTCAGCTTCAGTCTTAGCTGGAGGAGTATATACTACTGGTTTATCAACGACTTCATTAGACTCGATGACCTGTGTACCATCAAAGTTGTATGTTAGTTGACCAAGCTTCTTAGTAGACTCATCATACTCTGGTGCTTGATAGACGACTGGATACCAACCTATTGATTTAAGGTAGTCTGTCTCATCTGTTAATGCAAAGAAGTTACTGTAATTTTTCCAGTTTCCAGGTAAGCTGTCATGAACTTCCTGTACTACATCATCTTTTATGTATGCGAAGTTAGCCATTATAGGTTTTGTCCTGCGATGAATGCATGCCACACGGTGTTCTCGTAGAAGAATACGAACACGTCTCTCTTAGCGTATGTGGATGTGATTGTTGGGGCTGTACCACCTGGCCAAACGAAAGTACCTGGCCATGCTATAGTACGTGCTGTACCATCGCCGATGGTTATGAGTGTAAAGCTTGTCACGTTAGTACCAGAACTGGATGCAACGTTATTAAGTGTTAATGATGTAACGTTTGATGTGAGGTTTAGTTCAAAGATTGAACTAGCTTGGAGATCAAGGGTAAGAGTACCTGATGATATGGATACTGTCGATGCGCGATCAACTGTGTTTAATGGATAGAATACACTACCGTCACTGATTACGGTCGTGCCTTGGACTTTGATAGACATCTTCGCTCCCTAGAACTCGTCTGTTAATAGTATTATTTATATAACAGACGATTCAGTTTGTCTATTTTTTCTTAAATACCATCACATTTCTTATGAACCAACCCATGTGTATGCCTTTCTTTTCAAAGGCAATTAATTCTTCTGTAAGACCTGGATGATAGATTAATCCTTTATCCACAAACTTCTTGAGCCAGTAATCTCTCTTACGACAGTTGATATGACCTACTCCACCTTGACCAGGTTGGGCAGCTGTGAATATCATTGTACCACCTGGTTCGATAGCATTATATAATGCATCTACTTCTTGGTCTGCATATGTAGGGTCTATGTGTTCTAATACTTCATAGCACGTCACTACTTCTGCTGTCCTCTTAGTATCAAAGATGCTCTCTCTTGCGAGGTAGTCTTTACCTTCTACTCGATCATCGATGTCGATACCAAATGCTGGTACACCTACTTTGATAAGCTCGTCTACGTACATGCCAGGACCACAACCAATGTCAAGTAATGATTTAGGGTCTAGCTTTTCTTTTATCCATTCTGCGATACGTGCAGCACATGGTCTCTCTTCAGCTTCAATATAGCCGTAGTCGATAGGGTCTGCTCGACCAGGATAATGCTTGACTGCATAGTCCATATCTGTACGACCAGGATTTGGTTCATACCAACCTTGTTTACCATGGATGTTAAGTACAGCTTGGAAGTATTCTTCATACATCTTAGCAACTTTCTCAAGTGAGAAGTTTCTTAATGCCCAATCACGACAGTCTTGTGGATTGATACGATCGATGTTCTTAAGTGCCCACACAAACTCTTCCATGGTACGACAACGATAGCCTGTAACACCATGGATGTTGTTCTCTGTGAATGAACCCCAATCAGTAGTGATAGTAGGTGTTCCAGAGAATAAGTTCTCGATCTGTACACCACCAAACGGCTCAACGTACATAGATGCAACGAATGATACCTTTGCTTTACTCATCAGCTCTCTACGCTTCTCTACGTCCGCATAGCCTATGAACTCAACGTGTTTAGGGATCTCTTTGTATCCGCATGCTTCAAGGTTATTCTGACCTGCGACCTTTAGTTTCATGCCAGCTTTTTCAGTAGCTTGGATAGCTATATGGATACCTTTACCTTCATAGACTCGACCTAAGAATAAGCAGTAGTCTTCCTTTGTTTCAGGTGCATATGTAAAGTCATCAGGATCAAAGTAGTTTGGGATAACTACATCATAGAAGTTATTCTTACACATACCAACAGCCTCAAGTCCATAGTATGCATGCATGATAGCATATGATTCAAAGATCTTAAATTTAGCCCAATGTCCACCAGCATAACCAATGCCGGGTTCTACGACGATTAAGTCTGGGTGTGCATCACATACTGGTCTAGTACCTGATCCCCAAAATGGTAAGATGAAGTCATTAGGTTGTTTGCGTTTACCTACTTCACGAATAGCATTTTTATAGAATTCTGTATATGCATGATCGTTTGTAGCAAACTTAAAGAAGTTCTTACGCCAATCATAAGAACCATAAGCAATCTCAAGGTCTTTATTTGTAGTTACAGGTACATGCTCAGTACATTGTAGGTCAGAGTCTTCATGACCGTAGTGGATGACGGTATGACCACGATCAGTCATCATCTTTGCAAACTTAACTACTTTTTGAGTGTAGGCACAAGCAACATACTCTTTGCTTGATACTGTATGTGGGAGACCTAAAATATGAAAGCGCATCATCTATTCCTTATAGTGTTCAAATAATTTTTAATATCGCCATTTGGCATTGCATAACGATTTACTAAGTCAGGATACTTCATCTCAACTAATGTAAATATTGCTTCTTCTGTTCCTATAGTACCTTTGTCTAGGCACTGCTTGATCAGATCAAAGTATTTATCATTGAATTCAGCGATCTGTTCCCTGCTGCCCCCAAATAGTGTTGCACGACAAACGTACTCTGGTTTTCTACCAACAATCTCTGTCATTGTATCAATGTTACAGCCATGGATCTCAGAATCTGTATTGTATGGATATGAAGTCAAGAAGAACTTATCCTTAGGTAAGAATAAGAAGTTCCATGTAGATATTGGTTCATCAAGATTAAAGCTACTTGACATACCCGAGTCTATCCAATAGAATCGTTTAGATCCAAACGGGTTTGAGTTGGCAACTTGTGCAAGCAAAGCGTTCTTGATTATGGTAAGAGGTATATAGTATGGGTTTGTCAAAGCAGAACCATCAATCCAGTCAGACTGCTTGATCCATTCTGGATTAGTTATGATGTTCTGTATCTCATTGAACGGTGTACGATCTTCGATATCTCTTAGGTCGAGGCCTCTTACTTGGATCCTATTATCTGATGTAGCTACGTTTAGTTGTTTACGTCTCTTACGGATATAGTCATGATACTTGGGATCTGCATACACGATTAACGGGTTACGTACGGCTAGCAGATGATCAAGACCTTTGATGTAGTGTTCTTCGAAAGATCTATCACCGCGAGATATATCTACTGCCATGGTAACTAGAGTTACATCTGCTGGATATTCATATATGTAGTCCATCTCTCTGTAGTCGATGTATGGGGCTCTACGATTCTTCTTAAGTTCTGGAGGTAAGAAGTCATAAGGAGTCTTAGAGTCGTCTGGTCGTTTACCTTCCATCTTAGAACACTTGTCACCTAAGTGTCTTGAGTATTCTCCATTAAGGTATACTCCTTTGAAACCTAACGCAGTAAACTTACGATCGATGTTCCATTCGTTGTGCCACTTCTCTACACGGCCTAACATGATAAGGTCATCTCTGCGTCTTAGGTTTGGTGAACCTACCCATGCATGCCAAGCTAAGTGTCCATCTGTTATCTTCCATGGTCTCTTCCAATAGAACATGTCATCGATAAGCTCTTTATGATATGAGTCTATGCCTTGAAACTCAAACGTACGCCATGAAGTATCTACTACACCAACATCTCTATATTTTTTAAGGATTGCTTTTGATTGGTCTAGGTAACCAGGTTTGAGGAGCTCCCAGTCGTCTTCAAGATAGAAGATGTATTCTGTATCGCAGTAGGAAACCATGAAATCCATGGCCCACCACTGTGAACGATTTTTAGGGAAGCAGATAACGTCTGAGAAGTCTCCGTATCTTTCTACAAGAGTCTCAAATACACCAGGCTCTGCAGAGTCGTCTACGATGACTAGCTTTGTGATGTAGTCTTGTGTCTCAAAGAATGAGTTAAGTGTTTTATCTAGGACGTCTAGACGGTTGCATGATAATACGAATGTTGTCGTATCTGAATCTGGTTGCTCAACAGTGTGAAACTTCACTCTTGACATAGTTACTCCTCAGTTTATGATATAATTATAATATAGAATTTGTTTAATGTAAAATTATTTATTAGCCAATTTATCGATCTGTTTTTGCTGATCTTTGATCGCTTCAATCAAGAATGCTATCAACGGTAAGTATGACACAGATAAACTGTCTTCATTACCACCAACTAGTTCTGGTAATATCTCTTGTAAGTCTTGAGCAATAACACCATAAGATTGTTTACCATTTTCTTTCCATTTGAATGATACACCATCTATAGCTTTGACTATATCAAGTGCGTTCTTGATCTTCTTGATGTTCTTCTTAACACGCTTATCAGATGTGGTGTTAAGATCTGTAGCACTCACTGTACCAGATACTTCAAGTTTATATGAACCTGATGGTGTAGTACCGATACCAACATAGCCAGTAGAACTGATCGTCATATGTGCGGTAGCACTATCGTTTGTTGTGAAGTAGATGTTCTTAGCGCCGTATGTACCGATAGCAAGGTCTGTAGACTGTGCTGCGAGGTATACGATACCTGGTGTAGAGAATAATGATGAGCCTTGTGTGAAGCCAGAACCGTTCATACCAAACTCACCGTAGTAGGTTGAGTTAGTTGCTTGGTCGTTTGATACTACGAAGTTAGTAGATGCAGCTGTACCAGTGCTTGTATTTTGTAGAAGTATCTGGTTGTAACTGTTTACAGATGATGTAAACGATGCAAGGATGTTGCCATCTGTATAGTTTAGTGTACCATATGCAAACGCACCCTGTGCACCTGATGCACCTATAGATGCAGAAGATATTATCTTATCTGATGCAGTCACTGCACCTGTAGCACCAGTAGATCCTGTACCTATTTGTAAACTACCAAGTATTTGTACAGAACCAGTTGCACCTGTTGCTCCAGTTTGTGGACCAAACTGTGCAGTAAATGCACTAAATGTACCTGTAGCACCACTAGCACCTGATGCTCCATTAGTTCCATTAGTACCAGCAGGACCAGTAGCTCCACTTGCACCACTAGCACCTGATGCTCCATTCGTTCCGTTAGTACCATTAGTACCTGTTGGACCCGTACTTCCTGTAGCACCAAATATACCTGACGCACCTTGTTCACCTTGTCCACCAGTAGGACCTGTAGAACCAGTCGCACCATTTATACCTGTGGCACCTGATGCACCTTGTAAACCTGTTTGACCTTGTGGACCAGTAGCTCCACTTGCACCTGACGCACCTGATGCGCCGTTTATACCTGTATTACCAGTTAAACCTGTCGAACCACGTGTACCTTGTGGTCCTTGTGGACCTGTTGCTCCGCTTGCACCACTTGCACCTGATGCACCTTGTTCACCAGTTAAACCTGTGGATCCATCTGGACCTTGTACACCTGACGCACCTGTGATACCTTGTTGACCTTGATTACCTTGAGTACCTTGAGGTCCTGTTGCACCTGAAGCGCCTGTGATACCTTGAGTACCAGTCGCTCCGCTCAAACCTGTCGAACCACTTGCACCCTGTATACCTGTAGCGCCATCAACCGGTGTCGATACGATAGCAAGGAATATTGCTTGATTACCTGTGATCGCTGAGCCACCACTATCAAGCAGTGCTACTGGAAATTCTATATAACTATTAGCATGTATTGTTGGTGTACCATTAACTTGCCATTTTTGATAGTTTGCAGAGTCGTTTCTATCTTGTATGATTAATACATCATTAAGGTTTATTAATGCAAGGAATATGTCAATATCAATACTGTCGTCAGTAAGATGACTGATATGAATATTAGTAGCTGATAATAAAGTTGAATTGTTCCAGAGTAGGTAACCACTTCCTGGATCATTAGTTTGGGAGTTTGTCTTAGCTTGATATTTGTAAAAACTTGTTGATTGTCCGGTAGG